GTGCTCCGCCACGCCTTTCGTGGGGGGGGTCGAGGAGACTCCTTACCGGGGAATAAGGCCTATTATACGCTGTTTTCATCGCTTCTTCTTTCCTCGTAATGGCTTCTTAATGACAGGCGGAACGACCACCGGCTCCTGATCGGTGTGGAATCCGCCCAGCGCGTCAGCCATCGCCGCTTGAATCCGTATTGGTCGAGCCCGCTTATGCACGGCCTGTTTAGTGATGCCATACATCCTGGCTATCTCGGGGGCCGATAGACAGCCGGGTAACTCCAATGCCCAGCGCACTAACTCGACGTGCCGACGTAACCGCATATCACCCGTGCGTGCAATGCTATCAAAGAATTGTCTGAGCAACCGGCCGACGTGATCGCGAGAAATGAATGAGTCAGTCTCCACCCGCAGCTCCTCGGGCTTAGTGGCCCACGCCTTATGGTTAGGATTAATCTCGAACACGTGCCTAGGCTGGACCATCTCGCGGTAAGGCAACACACCGCCGTCTCTCAGCTTATCTTGGACTGTCTTCGATTGAGCAAAGAACCATCGGTCAAAAGACGTGGCATCTTTGGCGGGCGCAGTGAGGTCGTGCAGGGTTGTCCTCATTCGATGTCAGTAGAGTCGGGCAAGGATGTTGAGTCGGGCAACAGGGAACAAAGGTTATGCCATAGGCCGTCTGGTTTAAACTCGAGCATATGCTTGCGGGTAAATCGATAGACTAGGGATGAGTAGCGCTTAGTGTATTCGATATCCCTTTGGACTAGGTCTTTCAGTTCCTTTGGACTGATGGTCTTCGGCCAGCCTGCGATCGTAGCACGCAAGGCATCGTCTAGGGCTTTCTTATTTTTTATAGCCTGTTCGTGTGCTAGCTCTAAAGCGGCCTCCATCGTCGGTCGCTTCTCTCTCCAGGCTTTCTGCCGGATACGAGTCCACTCAAGTTTCTTTAAAACGGTCCGTCTTCGGCTTAGGTTACTCATCGCGTTAACGTACGTCCTCGCCAGAGAGACGAGCGAACCCCAGCGTAAGCGACAGGGGTGATGCAAGTCTCACCCTGTTATCGAAGATACAGGGACAGAAGTTGAGACAGAAGTTGATAGTGGTCGATTTGGTCATTTAAGGGGGGTATGGGGGTGTAGGGGCTATCCTGCTACCCTTTAGAGTTTCAAACGCCCTGTAGACCCCTTGGCGGGGCTGGAATCGGTGCTCTGGGTAGGGGCTTGGGAGTATTCCCATCGAATGACCCCTTTCTCGGCGGCGTGGCGGATATGAATCTCAGACTTGAATTGGTTTTCCGAGTCCTTGAGGCCCGCCCGACCACGGCGCTTAGTCAGACCAAACTTATAGATAGGTTCGTCCCCTTGGCATCGGAATAGGACGGCTACTTCGCGGAAGTAGTTAGTGAACTCTGAGGAGCCTAGGCCCGAATAAGCCAAGTCGGCTACCGTATGGCCTTCTTTGTCGGAGGCTGACTTAGGCTTGCCAGTATGATGCATAGCGACGAGGACGGCGCCAGTCTCGAGGAGGATGGGTGCTAGATCGTGGCGGAGGAAACGGGAGGCCTGCTCCTGGTCGGAGATATCAATGCCGGCGAAGGAGAGCAATGGGTCGACGAAGACGATGTCGGCCCTATGGTCTTGGATGAGTTTCTTGAGGGCGTCGGTAAAAGCGGTGCCTGTGCTGATAGTATCCCGAAAGATTGCTAGGTGCTCTTTCAGCTGCGCCTTCTCTTCCGCGTCAAGATAAGCACCCGAGACTACGTCTTGGAGGGCTTCTCCCATATCGAGGGCGTCATTCTCCGCTTGGAGGATAATCGAGCGCAGGGGTTTGACTGGTTTAATGCCAAAGAAATCACGGCCCAGTGACCAGTGGACTGAGGCCTGCATCATCAGCGACGATTTACCCGTCCCAGATTGACCGACGATAAGGAGCGAGCCTCCCTTGCATAACCAGCGATTGCCTAAAATATTGTTAGGGTCAGCCTTTCGGTCGGCAGTAAGGAGGTAATCGAAATCCATCCGCTGAGGGCCAGTCTTCGTTTCAGCCTTCTGGGGCTCAATGGCGCCGAGTACGCGGGAGGCATAGTCAATGATGCCATCTAGGTCTGCGTTAGGATCGTTAGCGGCCTCAACGGCTTTAGCCAGGGAGCCGGAGAGTTTGCGGAGCTTCGAGGTACGTACGATAGACTCTATCCACGATGAGCGTTCGACGGTGGGAGCGTTGCTGGTCATCTGAGAGACGAACCACGCCTCAACGGGTGAACCCATCTTGCGAAGGGTTTGGCTCACGGTCAGTTCGTTAACGTCTGCGTAGCATCGGAGCATAGCGGAGGCGATGTCTTGGTGCTTTGGCTCGAAAAAGTCTGACGGCTGTACCTCATCGGGTAGCGGTTTAAAATCGCGGATTAGGACGCCGAGCAGTGCAGACTCAGCGTCAACGGAGTTGGGAAGTGACATTGGGAAGATTGTGAATGAGGCGGTGCAGGCCTTCGGTCAAGATGCTTTCCTCTTTGGCTTATCGGGCGGGCCATAATGAGCCATCCGTTGCAAACGATTGTGGGTGACTACGCGGTAAGTCCGTTTCTCAAGAATACCGGAGGCAATGGCCTTGCGAATATATATGTGAGTCTGGGCGTCGGTCAAACTCCAGCGCTTAGACCATTCCGAAGTCATCACGAAACCTTTGTCGGGCTTTTCGGCAGTCTTATGGATTTCAGCGAGGACGGCCTTGAGTATTGGGTCAATGGATTTGCGACCCCATACCATTTTACCTTTCGATGCGTTTGCCATATCAGCGAGACTTTGGGGTGTAAATGCGGAGGTCGGTCTGCCAGATCCACGACTTCCCAACCTTGTGAACAAGCCACACCTTCCAATCTTGGCCGTCAACCCATCCGGCCGCAAAGCCAGACCCCCAGCGAGAAGTGGCTAGGCGGTGAGACGCGTAAGCCATCGCATCTTTCTGGCAAAGGCATCCAGCTGAGAAAGCGGCGCCACCTTCGGCTTTGGTCAAATTGACCTGGCTAAGATTATGCGTGTGTCCGTGGATAAGAGCACCGCCACGATCGGCGTAGTGCTTCCCCTGCTCTGGCGTGGCGTTGATGCCGTGGGCATAGCCGTGGACAAAAGCGATAGGGCCTAGGCGGTAGACGCCCTTCTCAGCGTGGTAAGGCAGGATGGTCTTGGCTCCTGCTGCTTTGGCTGAACGATTGATGCGTTCCTTAAGGTCTGAGCAATAGTCGCGGACTAGAGCCGAACCGGAACTGTGCATTAAGTTATCTGCACGGTGCTCGTGATTACCCCACAGGTAGACGGTTGGCTTGGTTCGCTTGAGGAAATCTTCACCGGCCTCGAGGTCAGCCAGGAGGGACTCAGCGCCTTCAGCGTCGTTACCCGCACCGCGTCGAAGCGATCGGAAGTCGAAGCAGTCACCGAGGTGGACGCGAACGGTCGGCTTGTAGTCCTTGATGAACTCGCAAAGAGCGTCGACGGCTTCGGGGTCGGCCATATCTCCGTGATTGTCACCGAAGGCTACGAAGCGGGTAGGGTTAGACATTGGAGTATGCGACTTTCTTGGCCTTCAATTCGGCTAGCAAGGCGTCACGTTTGACGCGGGCGGCATCTAAATCATAACCGAGAGGGATGATGGTAGACTTGCCGGCTAGGGAGTGAACGCGGAAGTAATACTTACGGCCCGACTTCATCAGGTACTTATTGGGTGCGGGTAATTCGATGCGGGCGTGCTTCATATGAGCGCCGCATTTAGTGTATTTCGGGCAGGACGCGAGGAAGGCCGCACGTTCGACTGTAAGGCCCACGGCCCGAGCCCACGCCATCTGCTCGGGGTTTAGAGTCTCCATTGGCGTGCAAGGGAACGACCCTCGGTCATTATGGCGTTACGATCGTCGGGCTTAAAGATATACTCTTGGTCAAAAGAGTGACCCGCACGGATGGCGAGGATGGAGTCCGCCTCTTCGTCATTAGCGGGCCCGATGCCTGCGGTGGAGACGTAGACAGTCCGTACCTTCCAGCCTAGAGGCCAGAGGATGTCTTGGCACGTCCGCAGCTCGTTTTCATAACGCCAGTCCGAACATACGACCGTTTCATTGGCCTGCTCATCTGCACCGGGTATGCAGGGGACAAAGTTAGCCAAGTGTTTGGCAAAGATGTCCTGGTCAAGTGAGCGAGCTAGACGGCCAGCCGCTACGAGAAAGTCGCGGTGCTGGCATTTGAACTGCTCGTTGAAGAAATCGCCTTCAATCTGGAGATAATCAAGATACTGATTGGAGGCCTCCTTGAGCACGTCTGCAAAGTTAATCTTTGACGATGGCCTGCGAGACCATTCAAGGATACCACTGGCAAGGGTGTCCTTTCCGGCGCGTGCGAAGCCGGAGATTAAGACAAGCGTCGGGGCTGACATTGGGGGCAGCTCTTCGGTCATTAGCGTGAGGCCTTGGCTTCGAGGCGAGCTTTACGGAATTGTCGGCCAGTGATGTTACAGGCCTTACGGATGGCACGGGGCTTCGTGAACTTATCAGCTGAGCCTTTGAGCACTTGGATCAGAATAGCGACCGCCAGTTTCCTGCGCTCGGTAAGAGGCAGGGCATCGGCGTCGAAGGCATCGCGGTAGGGCGGGCAGGGGTTGAGTTTAAGGCCTCCGCGGCGTTGGGTGGTCATCGGGTTAGAAGGGCGGTGCTTCGGAGGAGGAGGCATCTTCCACGGTCGGCTTGATGGTGCCCTTGGGGAAGTTGAGTTTATACTTATACTGCTGTTTCTCGTTCCAGATTTCGCCTTTCGTGACTTCCACGCCCACCAGGCAAGTTTGACCGCAGGCCGGGCTGACGTACAAGATGAACTCGGCGGGGGTAGCGTCAAGGCGAAGCTCTTCAGTGAACTTGCCGGAGAACTTGCCGACGAGCATAGCCAGGGACTTTCCGTACTTCGTTCCGTACGACTTGGACAGGCAGTTACCAGCGTCATCCATAAAGAAAAGGCGGGCCGAGGTGGTGCCATCTTCATATTGCTTCACCTTTTCAAACTTAGGCTTGATGAGCTTCAGTTTATAGGTGCCAGAGACTTCGATGGACTTGAGGGGTGGGCGTTCGTAGTTTTGCGGGTTCATAGGAATTAGGCGAATTGGATGGGGGCAGGAGCTGCGGAGGCAGGCTTGTTGGAATCGATGACTTGAATCTCCTCGGAGTATCCGGGCCAGATGCCAGTCTCCTCACACTGCTTGTACGTCTTAAGGGCGTTTTCCCAGTCGCATATTGCACGCGTCTGAAGATCTGGGCCAATTTCGTACACGGCGCCGGCGTCTACGTCCTTTTCAGCGACGATAAAGCGAAACCCTCGAAGGCGTTTAGAGAAAGCGGCCTCAAGGGTTGATCGGTAGATATGAGCCTGGAGATCGTAGCGGTAGGCGTAGATAGATTTAAGGAATCCGCGAGGAGATGCGTCCTCGGAGGTCTTAAGGTCGTAAAGGTAGCCATCTGAGCCCACGGCGTCGACGGCGCACTTGACTGGGACGCCATTGATAATGGTCGTAAACATAAACTCCGTAAACTCAAAGGACACGCCAAGGCGGTTTTTGATACTAAGCATCGTGCGGGAGACGCGCTCACTGGTCGTGGCCTCTTCAAGCGTCAAGATGGTCTTGCCAACGGCTTCTGATTCAAACGCGGAGTAGGCGGCTTTACCGTCCTTAGTCCGACGATCGATGCCTTCGGGGATGACCGCAAAGTTAGAGACGGCCACATCGGGCTCGAGCACTAGGGCGTGAACGTATTTTCCAACGCGAAGGGCTTTGGTCTCCTCGCGTTGAGTGTTGAGATAGGCCTGATAATGGGCCGGAGACTTGAGCAGCTCTTTCGTGCCGCTAAAGTTGAGCGCTACGCAGGCGTCATAGACTACTCGGGATGGGATTGGGATAGGCATTGGGTTTCGGTGGGTTGGTATTGGTGGGAAAGTTTAGAGGTCTTCATCTCCTGGCATAACTTCTTCAACGGAGGAACTGATAATGCGGATGGCTTTGATGGCGTCTTCGGCGCGGGCCTCAGCGGAATCTAGGGCGTGCCGGATGGCTCGCAGTTGAACGAGTACGGTGTGCAGGCGATCGTGGAGCCCTTTAATGTCAAAGGCCTCGGCGATACGCTCTGGGTCGAGGGAGTTAATCTCCATAGACACGGCATCGCAAAGTTTCTCGAGGGTCTTGACGTCAGCATCGAGGCGGCACGAGGAGTCGCGTTGACCGGGAAGCGTAAGGATGGCCGATGCGGCCACGTTATAAAGTCGGCTGATGTTATCGCGGTTGGTCATTTCTTAAAGGTAAGTTCCTTTATCTCTCCCGTCGGGGCGAGCGTGAAATATCGAACGACTGATTTAATTAGAGTCGGGTAGACGCGGCGCTTCCAAGACTCTAGCTCGATGGTGAAATGCGAGGGCTTGGCACAAGTGAACTCGCAGTACGGGTAACCGTCTAGGAGGATGAGCAGGGCGAATTGGCCTTTGAGTGTCCAAGCCATACGCTCAACGCCTTTGGGTAGTTCAGCCATTGCGGCGCATTTCTTGCCAATCGGCAATAGCCTCCATTAGTTCGGCAGGGTTAACGCTGGGGGCGTGGCGGACGCAGTACCACAAGGCGTCACCGGCCTCGCGCATCGCTTCGTTTGAGTTCTCGAGCTCAGCGATCCGCTTGTCCTTCTGCTCTAACGCGGCCTCGACCACGTTGACGGGTAGCCATCCTTCAGGCATCGGGATTCGATTTGATGGTGACGGCCTTCCAGCGCTCAATGTTAGCGCGGATGATGGTCTGGGCCACTTCGTTGTCGGGGATGGCGTCGGCCACGGTGAGCAGGGCCATTACGAGGGAATCTCCGGCCCGATAGGCCGCGTCGAGTTTAGCCTGGGCAGTCCGCAGCTGATTGTCCTGCTTGAGAGAGTTGAATAGGTCTTGTGGGTTCATTTGGTCAGTGGGCGAGGGGTGTACGCGTAAGGGGTGGCTGAGGCCTTATTGCCATCATCGTCGGTGTCGTTCTCTAGGTGCGTGCCTACACAGGTCTGGAGGGCCATCTTGCGGAGGTATGTGATCGCGGAACCCAGTTGGTGGAACGTCATCCCTTCCGTCTTAAAGGACAGGATACCGTGGTCAAACACTTGGCCGGAGTTATGCACGAATGACGTGCTCACTCGCAGGATGCCTTCAGCGCTCGTAGCCGTCTGGAGTACGGCGATGTTATGCTTGGCGGCGGTGCCTTTGATGGTTTCAAGGATTTCAGCCAAAGAAGCGTACTTGCTCTTTAGATGGCTGTTAACCTTGTCGGCGTGGACATTGGAGACTGCGTTAAGGAAGTTAACGAGGTCTACCGTGGGTGCGTTTTCTTTGTTCGTGGTGCTCATATGTTGGGGGGAAATTATTCAGACTTTGAGACGGAGCCTTTGGCGATGGTAGCCTCAATGTCAGAGAGGGACAATCGAGTATAGGATGGCTCGCCTTTATCGTCGGGCAGGAACAGGTTGTAGTAAACTACGCCATTTCGCAGGGTTGGGCGGAGGAGGCGGGCCACCTTCTGATCTGGTAATACAATGTAAGACGAGTCTGCAATGACGCGGTACTCTCCGGGGGTTTTAATAATAGGTTTTTTCATTAGGGGGTTAAAGTTAGTTAAGAAGACCACGCTCAGCTGCGTAGAGGATAAGGGCCGCGTCGGCGTTGTCTTTCGTGATGTCCATCGTGGGCATCAGTTCGCGGGCTCGAGCGTACAGCCAGGACTTGCGTTGGGCGTACGTCATCTTTTCTTTGCCGGCGGCGTGATAGCCTATGGCCTTCTGCCAGCGCTTAGGGTCGACGCGGTGGATCGTGAAACCTTGAGCCACGCAAGCACCGTAGAGCAGGCCTACACCAAAGTAGTAAGTTGCCACGGAGGCCTTGGACTGAACTGACCAGCCACCCTTGGACGGCTCCTCGAGCCAGACTTCGATGTCGCGGTGCTTAAGATGCAGGGAGGCGATGAATTCGCAGATTTCCATATCCGTGCCGGGCATCGGTATAATGACGGTGGCCTCGGGGTGTTTGATAGCGATGGCGCCGGATTTGCCAGCGTCGATGGCTACGAGTGCAAGGGACATAGGAAAGACCCTTACCTCGTTAAAGCACCTTGCAAGCGGAATAAATTACCGACCCGCACCGCGTAATCGTTGGGGGCGAAGTTGTAAGTCTTGGCGCCTTCGTAGCCGCGGTTCCAAGCCAGGGCCAGTTGCTCAGGCGTAGGGGTCGAGTAGCCATCAGCCTTGAAGCGCTGACGAAGTATGCGGAGGTGGGCCGCCGCGATCATATCCTGGGCGGTGACGTTGCGCCACTGAGACCACTGGTAGTGGAAGTGCTTCTCGGACTCCAGCAGGGCGTTGGCGTCGTCCCAGCTGGCCTTCTTCAGCTGATACATCCCCCGTTCGCCGGCCTTGCCGACGGCCTTGCGATTCTGGCCGGACTCGACTTGAGCGATGGCCTCGAGGAAGGTGGCGTCAGAGGCCGCAGCTGAATTAAAGCCAAGTAGGAACAGGGCGACAACTGAGAAACGATGGGCAAAAGTCATTCGCTTAATCTATTGTTTCTAAAGTCTTCCCATCTTTGACAAACTTCCCATTGATTGGCGGTGATTTTAGAATTACCCAAAAGATAATAATACAATGTATCCCCCCTTTCTTCGAGTTGTTTAATTTTATCTAAAAGGCTCGAATGGCTTTTTGCTAATTCAGAGTATTCGTGCGCCATCCTTTGGCACTGTTCATCAAGGTGTTCAAGTTCTGCCTCTAGTTGTTCTTCGCTCATTTGGTTTCGCCCTCCTTGGCGGCGGCTATGGCATTTAGGCCAATGCAATACTCAATAGCATCGTGGGCTTTCAATTTGAAATAGAAATTACGCCCTTTGTATAACAATGTTTTACCATAACTTACTCCTGGCCGGCGTGGGCCTCCAAAGTTTGGATCAGTGTCTTCAAAATAATAACGCACTTGTCCGTCATCGCCGTACCCAATGAAGATTTGCCAGCGTGGGCGCGGATTGTCGGTAATGGTTTTTTGATTAAACAATCGGACATAGTCTCGGTATTCGCAAAACTTCCCATTTTCGTCGTCCTGCGTAAAACCAAACCAACCCCAAAGGGTGTTAACCTTATATCGTGGAATACTCACGACTGTTTGCCCTCCTTGGCGGCGTTCCACGCTTCGACGGATGCTTCGGGTTGCCCCCACCAGAAATGCGAATCTTCACCGACCCATAAAGCCATCGCATCCCCGGCCTTGGTCAGCCGCTCGACCTCGGCCTTGAGTCGGGCGTTCTCTTGCATTGCCACCTTGAGTTTCCTGCGGACTTGTTCGCTCATTTGGAGTGATTGCCGTCCTCTATTTCACGAAGACGCTGACGCATTTCAACGCTGTCTATAATTGCCTTGGTCAGCCTCTCGACCTCGGCCTGCAATTCCTCATTCGGGATGATGGTGCGGGTGGTGAAGGCCGTCAGTCGCTCGACCTCGGCCTTGAGGCGAGCGTAGTCCTCCCACTTGATCCATTCACCTTCGGGGTGTTCCCAATGCGGACTGCCAAGGAGTGAGCCTTCCGTCTTACCCGTGTAGCGGTTCGGTTCGCTCATACGCGTCTCGGGGTTTGGGAGCCTTCAATGGTCATACCGTCTAGGACATAGGAGTAAGTCAGCCCGACCCAGCCACCGGCCGCGACGTAAGCCTGGAGATGAATGTTTGAGGCGCCGTCCTCACTGATGGCCTCCGCATAATGGTTCAGCAGCTTCTTCATCCGATCGCTGGCAATGGCCGTCTTCGGGGAGCAAATGTCACCCGTGCGGATGCGCTCGTTAATCTCATAGAGCTCCGAGAGCAGGGACAGCATTCCGTCGGTATGTTTAAACTCACTCATAGGATTTGGCGTCGGGGGTGATAGCCACGCCACGGATGATGGCGTCATTCTGGTCGGCGATGCGGAGTTGAAGCGTCCTAATCTCCGCAGACTGCCTATCGATGACGCGGGATTGAATGTCGATGAGGTCATCAATACGGTCGGCGTAGGGTTTCAACGCCGTGACAGCTTGGTGCAGGGTCTTGGCCGTACCCCAAGGGTTAAGCCACCAGAGACGAGGAAGCGTGCCGGGTCGTATGGTGTTCACGATTTGAAGCGGTTAGGGTTACGACGGACGTAGGTGCGTTTATTCTGCCAAGTCACACCGATCGCGTCGATGTAGTTAACGAGGGTCTGCTTCTCGATGCCGAGCGCTAGGGCCGCGTCCTCAAGTGATTTACTCGCTTCGTTCAGCGCCATAATCTGAAGGCAGTTAGCCTGGAGACGTTTGGCGAGGTCGAGCGTGACCGGGCGGGTGAGGAGCCAATCACTGCCGCCACTGGTGCGGAGGGACTGGGTCATTTCTTTGGGTGTGTGTTTGGGCATTGGGAGAAATTAAAAGCGGTTAAGGATTTCCAAGATACCCGGAAACTCGGGGTCGAGGAAGGTGGCGATGGCAAACCCGATGAGGGCGGCCCAGAAGAGGATGGCGAGTAGTTTGGTCATTGGTGGTGCGTCAACACCCTTTCCCAAAGTCTAAACTAGGTCAAGCGGAGAAATTAAGAAACTTTCCACGTTTTGCATAGGAGCCCAAAGCCTACCCTTGATGACTGGCTAGGCACCCCATTAGACCCCTCTGGCTTGCCCTAGGAGGCGTTTTGACGTCTAAGGCGGGTCAATACCGCTACCCCCACCCCTAAGCACCCTACAGCCAAGGCCCAGCCAAAGTCTCGGCAGGCTTTAAGCGCGTCACTTGCCCGGTTCAAGTTCTGGCCCGTCACCTTGTCATCTGTGACCAGCCCGCCCTGCGTGATAAACATAGCGTAGACGTTCTGCGTGTTCTGGAACGACTCGATAATGCTCCCGCTGATCCACGCCACGGCCAGCGCCGAGACTCCCGCAAAGAAGGTCAGCCCAGCGACAGCCAGGAGCAAATTGGTGTCACTTCCGCTTTCGCTTTCCTTTGCCATTTTTGACTCCCACTTTTTTAAGTTCAGTTTGTCCTCGGGCTTTCGCATATTTTAGCAGAAAGTCTAAGGCCTCAGGAGCACAGTAGCCACAGGCACCCACGACGCCCATCCGTAGGCCCGGTGACTGGATGTGCTCTTGGATGCCATACCCGACTAGGGCGGCCGTAATCGCCGCGGCCATCACCCGACGGACTACCCAGCCAATGGTGACCGGCTCAGTCGATAGCAGTAGGCGTGCCGTCATTGCCAGACCGCCAAGGGTCGAGGCCACTAGACCATCTTTGACTTCGTGAGGAATCTCCTCGGGGTTCATAGCGCTCATTTGCGGACGGTGAAAGAGTAGATCAGGCAGAGGTTCGCAGCTGAGTAGCATAGCCACATCACGCCCATCGGTAAATTACGGCCGTAGAGGTTTGCGAGGCCGGCCGACAGATAGGCCACCGACGCCACCGCGGGGACAACCGTAGAGCAGAAAGATTGGATGGTCACGAGATGCGAGGGGGTTGGTTATTCTTATCCATCAATACGCGGCGGTAATTCTGGGACCACATTAGCCGCGAGAGAAGTTTGCCTGCTCGGTCGACGTCGGCCTCAGTCATTTCTGGGAAAGCAATGTGCAGACCCTCGTGGAGGAGTACCTCAGTCTGGCGTTTGGCTCCCAGCCGGATATCTATCTCTATCAAGTTATCGTTAATAGTGGCCTGCCCCCAAGCCTGCTCACGCCCTAACTTGCGCCAGATGACTTTAGGCAGAGGGGGGGGCATCGTCTTTCGGGGGCGGGGGGGTGTGTGTGATGTCGTGCAGATGCCAGACGCCGACTAGGGCCACCGCTACGCACGTCCCGCCAGCGATCCAACTGAACCACGGAGACTCGTAGATGTAAGGGATTGAGCCAGCGAAACCGCCGACCAGGAGCAAAGGCGTGCCAATCTTCACGGAAGCAAAGGCACACGCTAATCCGCCGGCTACGACTAGCCCAGCGCCAGTCAGCGTCCAGATGTTGCGAGAGGCATCTTGCTTCACGCGCGCGACTTCCTTCTGCAGTTCGACGATGCGGGCGTCCTTTAAATCAGAGACCCGCTTGGCTTCTTTCGTGTCGGCCTCCATCTTCGCCCAATTCGTATCAATCGAGGCGAGCAGCTTCTTTCCGTAGGCCACGGCGGTGGCGTAGTCCTGCTGGTCATTCTTGGCGGCCCGAGCGCGCGCTACGGCTAGGTCACCCTCGGAAGGGTTGGGCAAATAGGACAGGGCTACCCCCGTCTCGGCCTTGACGACTTCGGGTCGGGTGGCGTTCTCCCTGGCTACGGTTACTGCGGCGGCTACTCGACCGTCAGCCTTGTCCTGCTGATCGCCTACGACTTGCACGATGGCCGGTGCCGTCGGAGCGTCGGGTTGCTTCGGCAGGGGGTCGGAGAGCGTGGCACATCCCGCCAGACCAAAACAGGTTAGCAGGATGAGTCGCATAGGTCACTTGCCTTTTAAGGCTTTCAAAATGTCGATGGCCTTGTCGACTTTCTTGGACGAGGCGTTTTTGACGCCAGCGTAAAAGCCACCAGCGAAGCCCAGCACGATAAGGATAAGGTAAATCATTTGCGTTCGATGAGGCCAGCCTCGGCGATGGCGAGTTTAAGCGCGGCATCGTTATCGGCTACGAGGACGGCTAGGGCCGAAACAATCGTGCCATCCTGCGGGAAGTTGGCGAAGTGAGTAATCACTTTGGTATCCGCAAAGTAGAAGACACCAACTTTTCCCGCCTTTACAGGCGTGGAGGTTTTAACGAGTGGAAGGTTCATTAGAAGGTGAGGACGTTAACGTAATAGTAAGACGTGGTATAGACGGTTGAAATCGTCGCAGAATACCAATTATTATAAATCCAGACGGACTCGCTGTAAGAAGGGCTTCCGCCACCGCCTGGGCTGGCCCATTCCAAAGAGCCTCCGTTAAACTTTAAAAACAGTCCACTCGATGGATAATTGGTGACCGATGAAGTATATCCATTTGAAATGGCGTTAATCGCACCGCTTCCATCAACGAAGCCCGAGGGATTGCTGGTCGAATACTTGCCGTCCAAAGCGGACTGCAAATCGGTTTGCGATGAGAGCGTACCAGAAATCGAACCCCAAGAAACCGAACCGCC